CGCAATCGACCCTAAAGCGCAAGATTCAGGGCGCCATTGGTCGGGGTGAGTGCATTTTCTTCTTTGGTCACTTCATCCTGGACGAGAAAGCGCCGGCCAACAGTGCCCACGCCAACGCTGATTTGGAAAACCCGCCAGGGCAGGGTGGCAACCCAGCGCCCCCAGCTGCTGGTCTTGTGAATGCTGACGGTGGATGGTGGTATCTCGGCCAACTTCGGCAGTTTGTGCAGTGGCTGAAAACGCAGCCGGTCGAGTTGATGAGCTATCGCAAATTTGCGGACCATGTGAGCGCAGTCACGCGCGAGGGGATTTGATATGCGGATTGCCACGGTTCAAGTTGCGGCGCCGGTGCGCGTGCCCGTAGGCCAATACCTCAATGGCGTGGTTCTGGCCGCCCCGGAGTGGGCGCGCAAGGGCACGCACACGATGGGGGCCGATTTCGCCCAGCAGCAGGACGCAGCCGGCATGCTGGAAATTGAGAGCATTGACGGCGCCCCGGTGGTCTGGGGTGCGTGTTGCGGCGGCGACCACAACCACGCCTGATTTCCCATCCCCTGCCGGTGATGAGTGCAAATGACAATAAAATCTTCCTTAGAATCCTACGGGGGGCGCCGATGGCTAACAACTATTGGCATCATTATAATTGCCACAGGACTTCTAATTGCAGGATTGATTAAAGATAGTATTTGGCAAGACGTGGTAATATACGTGTTTGGAATTTTTGGCGGAGCTAATGTTTTGCAGCGAGGAGTAGAAGCTGCAAAAGAAGTTAAGATGCCAAAGCAATCTGTTGAATAGTAACTAGTACTAGAAACAACAAAGCCCCAAAGCTGGATTTCTCCGGCCTGGGGCTTTGTCTTTTGGCGGACGATTAATGCGATATCGGTAATACCATTATCGTTCGCTTAGCTTGCAATCGTTTCACACACAGTTCACATAGTTCTACAATATCTTCTCGTGTATATGTACCATCTAGAACAATATCACAATATGCTGCAATTTCTGAAATTTGAATGTATACGTCTTTATCAGATTGTACAGAGAGCAGCACTAGTAAATCAGGATGATGATCTATCTCCTGACGTAACTGGATAAGAGGCTCTGGAAAAAACTCAAGTATTGCCATCGGGAATATTCCATAATGTTACACCACTGCCAGCAGCATTTAAAATTGGTGCAGAGAATTTAAATCCTGCAGCATTCTTATGACCTCCGCCACCAAACTGTTTCGCAATCTCTGATACATCGTAATCACCTTCCGATCGCAACGAAACACGCATTACATCCTGGGAGTCCTGGAAATACGTGGCGCCAAATGTTCCTGATTCTTTCGCCAATTCATTACCAACATCAGATGCAAACTGGCCAGTACAATTGCAAACTAGCCCATGCCTGCCATTGATTTCAATGGGTCGTTTAGTTGCAGCAATGATAGATGTTACATGTCGTTGTTGCTGTTCTAGCAATAGATTGCCCATACCTATGGCTGCATCAAATTTCGATTCCAATAACTCACTCAGACGATCGTATGCAGCGAATTCTCGTTTGGTGAATCCAATCAACGAGTTGATTTCATGAGAGCCGGGAAGTTGCCAAGCCCATATATCTCTATCTTCAATATAATCAATCAGTGTTGGCCTCTGTTGATCGTAGGCTGCAAAATAATCCCATGCAATACCAGCACCGGATCGTTTCATGTCGAATACAATTTCTAGATTTGACATGCCATGATCCCAATCTTGTAAATCTTCTGCTGCTGTCTTATGATGATCTAAGACCGTGACGGATGCAAACAGGCCAGCAAGTGTAAGTAGGTTGGCGCGCGGAAAACTGAAATCTAGGATGTACAAATCTGCATTTGTATCTTCCTTAGAAAATGAAGGTGCTTCACCATAATTACAAGGAATATACTTAACCCCGTCTGGGTAATCTTGGCAACCAATTTCAACAACAGTTTTGAAAGCCCATGCTGCACCAAAACCATCTGCGCAATGGTCGTGATAGATTACAACGGCACGGGTAGGAATATCAGAATCGTGACTATTTCCTAACATGTAGGACTCCTGTAGAAGTTTGAGTGGTTGAAACTGCGGCTAGTTTCATTTGCTTAGCGCGCCAACGTTTGGCATATTCTGAGTGTGTCAATGGTTTCGGCTTTGGCGCATCTGGCATGCCATGTCCCATCATAAACATTGCAGTATAACAACCACGTTCAGCGAATCTTTTCCATTCTGCAATGTAAACAATTCTATCCTTGTCTTTTGGGTTAGACAAAACTGTCATCCACCGTGAAATAGTTGTATTGGTCAGGCCAGTTAGTTCGTGCAGCTCAGTTTTAGAACGGGGCCGCACAGCCATGGATGCTAACAGCACTTTAAATGCTGTGATGTTAACAATAGTTTTAGTGCCTTTGGATGCAAAACCTGTTGCTGTGAAGCCCATCGTATGCACCTATGGTTTATCCGCCTGTGGACTTATCTGCCCTATCAATAGCAGCTTGATCTGTATATCGCAAACCGCGATAACGCTTAGATAGTTTATTAGCGTTAGCTTGCAACACATCGTATTCAGAAATTCCTAGAACATTCTGCATTGCTTGAATATAAAATCTCAGATCGCCAAGTTCCTCGATAACATTCTCACGATCAAGAGGCTTGCCATAAATGGTGTGCTTTTTAATTGCATCTACCAATTCACCTGCTTCGCCTGCAATACCTAATACAGCATGAGTAAGCATGGCTGGTGCTGTATCTGCTTTAAACAATTGCAATACCATCTGGTCGTATCGTACAGTATCAGTTGTACGATCGGGGTTACCTGGAGTCCAGCCCTCAGGGTAGATTAGAACAAAACTGTTAGCGCGTCCGGTCATATCTTCATCCCTCTTTCTTCATCAGTCAGCAGACTGAAATCTACAAACCTATCACCGGCCCCATTACCTATCAACTGGTGTAATGGTAAGAAACCGCCCATACTAGGTACCCGTTGAATCTTACCTGCTTCATGCAAGTTAGATAACAGATTACCCAGTTCTTTCAGATCATTAAGATCCGAATGTACTTGTTTCCATAAATCTTTTAATGTAGTTACTCCTGGGTTAGCATGAATAATGGACAATACTTTATGCAAAATATCTGAGTTCTTACTTTTACCAAATTCTCCTAATGCTTTTGGCATGTATAGCTCAGCATGAGATAGTATTGTATTCGCATAAATTACATCACGCTCGGTAACTGTGGCAGATGCTCGCGAGGCTGATACGATAAGACATAGTTTGATAAGATGATCGAGCCGACGTTGGGAGTAGGATTCAAAGCGGACATCATTGACTCCAACATGTGCTTGGTAGATGGCATCAAGTAAGGTTTCAGCGCTTGATGTGAGGCTTGTCGGTCCAATAGCAACTGATTTAATAGTTCGAAGTCGTTCGACAATTCCTTCAGTTTGTTCTCTAGTTGGCGAAGGTGGGAACGTAACTCGTCTTCCATTAGGTTCTCCATGTACGATAATCATCCGCGATAAGAAACCCTGACCCACGATGGCGGGAGGAAACGCGAGCGCAAAATTCGTCGGGGTGTTCCCGCCAAGAATAGATATGGTAGGATTAGATATAGATACTGATTTGCCAGACTTAATTCGATTGGTGTAAACACCTGCGTAGTTCCACATGTTCCCGAGCATGGAGATAAACTCAATGTTTCCGGTACCGATGAAATCGTTGAATTCGTCAATAGCGATAAAGACTTCTCGGGAATCTCCGGACCTGTCAGCACCAAATAGATTTTGCTCCAATATGTCATCCACGTCAGTGGATATTGCATCTTCTCCTTCTCCAGAAAGGTCAAGAAGAAATTTTTCTTTGCTGGTCTTCTCGGCACTAAAACTATTATATCCTGCTGCGAGTAGAACTTTCTTGGCCAACTTGATTGCTGTTCCTTTTCTTGCACCTGCTACTCCTATTAATTGACAATAGATATTAGGTACTATATGGAAATTACCGTGTTCAAAATAATATTGTCGCCCAAGATATGCACCAAGACCTACAAGAGCTGACCATCGAGAATAGTTAGTGGGCACCTCAGGAGTGGTCTTGGCGTATTCTAGATAATGGGCAATGAAATCCCCCATAAGATGCTCAGGTCAGGTGGTTGAGGAAAGATTTAGACGATGGTAGATTTAGGATCGCGTGCGCTAATCCAGCGTTCCAACCCATCAGATAACTCTATCCAGTCTTTATTCTTCTGTGGATCAGCACAGTTGAGTGCGCGGTCTAGAATATTAGTTTTGAATGTAGTAATGTCATCCATACCTACGAGAGATATATGGATGACAGGATTATCGTCTGGCGTGGCCAGTTGAGTGCGAACGTGGATCATTCTTGAAACTTCCAAGATTCATTGTTAAAGTCACGGATCAGAATTCGACCAGTGGCTTGAAATTTAACTGCATAAATACGCACCATAGATTCCAGTTCTGGCTTACCGTACTTAGTATTAATCCAGTCAAGCAGTGTTTGTTCAAGTACTTGCAATTTCAGCCAAGTACCCCCTTCAGAAACTGTGATTTCAACATCAATCATGCCATTCTCCTTTATTCCGTTTCGTGCCAAAACTTAGCACGTTTGAAAGATCCGTCAGCTTGAGTCTTACCAAGCTTCAGGGCTGCTGGGACGGTAAATGTTCTAACAACTCCAGATACATCGCGGACTGATACAGGAATTTCCATGCACTCACGGACTTTATCCGCAAGATATTCATGACCATCTCTGTAGGAAAACAAGATGCTGTCATGGATTTGAGCATGAAGTCTGAATGTGTCTGGATTTGGTAATGCGACTTCATAAAACACTCTCATGAACGCTTCGTTAAGAGTACGCGCATTGAGGCTTTGAGGAGCATGCGCGACATAAGAATTAAGATCCAACTTATTTTTAGACGGATCGCCAAAACAATATCTGGTCCAGTCACCTTCATTGATATATTCTTCCAGTCCGAAGTGCTGGAGATTATACGCTGTATGATGATAAGCTCTTGAAACCAATCGTTTAGTGATTGCAATCTCACTGGCAACTGATGCATAATAAGTTCCTGGTGCAAAGAGTTTGTGAGTAGATTGTTTGGCGCCGAGCTTGATTAAAACTGCTGCGGATCGTGTGTAGATATGGCCGCGTAGGATAGGATAAGTACGATGGAATACGGATAGCAGATACTCTGCAATTTCCAACGGGTCTGTGAATGGAAGTTTCAGCAAATCTTTTGCAGCCCAGATTTCTTTCAGGCCCATCGTATCTACTAGGACACTGGGGCCCATGTTATAGTTAGCACCGTGATTGACTCGCTTTGCGACATCTCGTAGCTTTTTATTTTTAGTTTTGCCAAGTTCATCGTCATAAATAGACTCGTATGGCAATCCGAAAAAAGCAGAAGCATTAACCGAATGGAAGTCTCGCTTGCCTGTGACTGCTGCAATGAGTGATAAATCTCCTGCAATGTGCGCTGTGTCTCGGGACTCTGCTTGTTCGAGATCGCATTCGCCAAGAAAGAATCCATCCTCAGCTCTAAGAGTTTGTTTAACTTCGGGACCTCTAGGAATTGTTTGTATGGATTCACCGCACCAAAAGGCGTGACCTTTACTAGCCAACCTTCCTGTGTCTGTTCCGTGCGGATTGAGAGCGTAAAGCCACCGGCCATTGAATTCTTTTGCACCACCTTCTCCTGCGTGAATACCTGTTTGTTTTGCATCATCATCTGTACGTAGATACGTTCCTCGTAGTTTACGGAGACCTCGAATGTCGAGAACGTCAGTTAAGATTCGGCCAATTAGCGGATGACGGTACGACGCTTTCGACAAACTCTTTTCATCCGAAGATTCAATATCCGAGCAGCCGACGACTTTAAGCAGAGATTTGACCTGTAGTGGCGACGCAGGATTGAATCCTGGAGCAGCCACAGATTTCCGCAGATTGTTGAGTAAGGACTCTTCTTCTGCATCAACTTCAGACCTGGCTTTAATGTGCGCAGCCCCATCTCTCTTTACTCCTGTCATCTCTGCCAGTAGACAAGGGAACACTAGAGGAAACTCTAGTGTATAATTCTTTCTTGCCCAGCTTGGTGCTTCCAGAATCCATCCGATCCAGACATTTGCTGTGGCCCAGGTGTCAAGTGCATTGTACTTATAGTACTCATAAAGGTCATTTGTTTCCGCAAGATCCTTCCAGTATACCACTTTTCGTAGAAAGAAGGCATTAAGGAAAGCAAGATCTTTTGGTAATTCGGAGTAGTATGAGTGAAATTGATGTGCAGTATCCCAAACCCAGTTTCTACACGGTGCGTTATAACGTAACAGGTATGTGTTGTCATATTTGCCATTCTGAAAGATTTTAGCAGGCTCTGTATCATTCAGCTTTCGCATCCACGCCAAGGCCCAAAGAGAATCTAGGGGCAAAACGCCAGACACTGTACGAATACTGCCAGCATTGCCACGAAGTACGCAAGTATAACCAATGCAACGAATAGAAAGAGGGTTCTTGAAAGTTTCAATATCCACTGCAATAGCAAGAGCAAGCTTTGCATCAGCATAGAATGAATCGATATTGGTTGCAGTCAGGACTTGCCAATTGAAAACAGTCGGTTCCTGCCATTCCCGTGGGGAAGTGACCTTTGAGATGAATCTGCTGGCAATGAATTTGCCGTATGAGACAGTGAACAGTTGGCGCAGTGGACTAACAAAAACGATTTCGATACTATCTGCTGGGCCAAAGGTGAAGAGCGAGCCCTGGTAGTCTGCGAGAGAAGGATTCGATTTGAGATTGCCAATTCTTTCCAAGAGCTTAGATAGGATGGCCGTGTTAGTACTAACAATTCTCGTAATCTGGCGTTTGGCACAGTATTGCTCCAGAAGTGTTAGATAATCAAGAGAAGATGTCAGTACATAAGTAGATAACCCATTAAACATGCCCTTGAGATAAGGAAGATATGGCTTGTCATCGGCTGTGCCTAAAAACAAACAATTGGACATTACATTTCCAGCGCAATTTGAGCTGCTGATGCAATTACATGATGGGTACTATGAACTACTTCAGCCGTACCTGGAATAATTGTCAGCATCTGATCCCGAACACGTACCGCAAAGATATCTCCACGATTAACTACCTCATGGACCATAGTAGATTTGAATAGATTCTTACCTGGGATACAGCGGATGTAGAGTTCGTTGTTGTAGGTGAATGTGCGCATTACGCGTCTCCTGAAGTAATGATAGCAGCATCCAGTCTTTTGAACCAGAAGCTGCTAGGTATTACATCAGCACGGCCTTAAAACGGTCCGTACGTAAACTTCTCCAGAAATTCCTGAGGGTAATCAAGAATGCCAAGAGTATCTGCCTTTGCTTTAAGAATACAAAGTTCTTCTACATATTCTCGTGCACGCTTAATGCGAGAATCAAGAGACTTACCAACTGTCATTGGTTCAGAAGGTGAGATACGAATTTCTTTTGCATTAGTTCCAACATCAGGCATTATCAACTCCTTAGATGATCATCAGCTTTTCCAACGTCGTATACTTCTTGCTCTTGTCCTGCTTATCAGTCCTGTGTCCAGTAGTAACCAAAGCTTCAGCACCTGCCGATTCCGCCATCAGTTCACGATTACTCTTGGCACCATAATGTCCCGCCAGAGACCTCATGATTTCCTTAAATGCGCCTTGGCCAATCTCCATAGCCTTCGGCGAGGAATGATGCACCAGGAAAAATCCAATGTTTTCTTCCTGACCAGGAGAACAAACTTCTTCAGAGCCTGCAGGAGTTTCAATAGTCTCCATCGCCTTCATCTTCAGCGTGACAAGGGTATTCTTCTTACCAGACTCCTTCTTATCATCCAGTTGCTTGGTTTCCCAATTCATGATGATCTTATGAACGCCAAGCGGGAACGGCTTGAATTCAGGGGCATCTGCAAGATCGTCAAGCGTGCCGTCGAGAAGAGAGTCGATGTCGAGATTGAGGTTTTCGGTAGTCATGATAGTATGATGAAATTAATTAAGATTGATTGGTTTGGTGCGGGATTTTCGCAGTAGCTTCGGCTTCCGCTACTTCAATTTGCTTCTCAATAAAATGAATTGCTTTCTTCAGGTCATCAATACCCCCTTTGTCGCGCCATCGCGCAAGATATTTAAGTGCAGTGCCAGTTAGATAACCCATGTTCCATGCAATGATTACATCCCACGGCTGAAGATTACCGTATTGTTTGTAGTGATCACCAGCGATTTGTTTTGCATTAGCTGGAGTCATTGGTTTGATTGGGGTTGGAGGTGTTATAAGTTGTTTGTTCCTGATTGCAGTTTGAAAAGGAACACAATGTGCACGCTCAACCGCAGTGCATTTACATTTATCACATGGAATTGAATTTGCAGCCATAATTTATTTCGATCCTACTTTCATCTGTGCGGCCAAAGCTGCCAAATCTACCACAGCTTTAGCTGCTGGAGTGGCCTGAGCTTGGCTTACGTTGGCCACGTTGGTGGGCGGGTTGAGGAAAATTGAAGCCAACGAAGCTTCCCCGGGCTTGTTTTCGAGGACATTACCAGTCCTAGATCCTGTGAGGATATTGTTTGCATACCCGGTGGAGCTGGCTGCGATATGCTTCTTATTCTTAACTTCACAGTATACAACCTCGTCAAAATACTTAGCTGTATTACGAGAAAAGTTACGAGTCCCTGCTGTAGGCACCAGTTTTTGTTTCCCGTCCTCCATTTCAACTTCTGTTTCATGACTGATACAGATAATGTTGAAAGGTGCTTGTTGTACATAGGATAGAAACGTGTCCATCAGCTTGCCCAGGTTTGCCCAGTCATCAAACTCCATCTTGTAATCATCAGGACGGGCTTTGGTAATATGAGCAATTGCACTGTTAGTTAGCTGGGTTAAGGAGTCTACAATAACAACCGTATCCAGTCCAAGGGAATTCAGTTCGACAGCAGTAGTTGGCAAAAGCTTGGAACGGCAGAGAGCACAACTAACTTTTCCATGCAATTCGCAGATTTCAACTGGGCCGCCCTTGATTGCTTTGAGCATGGTTTCAATGGCGATTGGAAATCCACGGGTGTCGGGAATGCTGATTACCTCGATACGATCGTGAGTTTCAGGAGGTAGTTTCAGAAGTGTATCGGAGCCATTTTCCAGGTCGAATAGAATAACCTTGAGATTAGATCCGATTACAACTGAACCGGCTAGCTGAGTCTTGCCAGATTTAGGCGGACCAAAGACCAGAACACGGTGAGATTTAGCTGCTGATTTTTGTGATAGTTTCATATAGACTCCTATCGATTAAGATAAATATAAGCTTGCCATGTCATGAACACTAATGTAATAGCGGTTCGTACAAGCCAACCTACAACAGTTTTAGCTGAAAAAATAGAGTATACCAACAATGCAATTCCATTAGAAATAAACATAAATGCGATATAAAAATAAGGGTCTTTCATCATAACATAATGTCCTCAGGCTCTTGGTTAATCGTAGGCAATGTATGAATCTTACCTAGCTGAGATTCCAATAAATCTTGCAATGTAATCTGTACTTGATAGTCTGTCTTATCTTCCATATCTGCCGTACATGGCTTAGTCATATTAGCTGTCGATAGGCTACAGGAATTCACGTACTCACAGTCTCGCCCAAAACTAACACAACTTTCGCCGCGCATCGGGTAGATTTCTGCTGTCTCGTACATCTTAATTGTTTCAATATCTAGCAACAACTCTCGAATCCACAATGCTCGCTGGAGATAAGTTTTAGTGAATGGAATTGGAAAGTATTCACCGGCAGTTGTGGAGTATACTAGATACAATACCTTATACGATGATAGCTCTGGATATAGATGATCTAGAACGACTGAATATCCAATAGCCTGTGCACTATTCTTATACGTGGTTGGATTTACTGCTCGTGATCCTGTAGTTTTGCATTCCAGTACAAGAACTTCTCCACTAGTACGATGGCGAAGCACAGCATCCACAAAACCACGAAGTCTATACCCGTCAGGAAAACTAATGGCGAATGAGAGTTCTGTTGCCGGCCGATCTTGAAAATATACGAGTTCATAATCTCGCAGCACGGCTTCTCGTAAGACAATGAATCGCTTGATTGCAATAATTGCTGACCAAAGAGATTTTTGTAACTTTTCATCTTCGTCAAAGATTGATGGACTGTGCCAGCCAAGGAACATCTCGAAGATTACTTCTGACTCAGATTTGCCCGCCAGGGTGCTTGCTATACCTTCCCCAACAACATGTCCATAGCTGAAAGTAATTGTGGACTTAAGAGATTCTGCTGCTTTGTTAGTTGCCCGGAGTTTTTGGAGCTGGAACTTACGCGGACAGGAATGTAAGGTAAGGAGCGAGGAGTAAGAGAGCTGGCGAATGCGGTAATCAGTTTGTCCTTGATAATCTGGTTCGTGCCAATGACTATCGCCAATTCCTCCATCTCCTGCATTGTCATGTTGGATGGAACTACCTGGCTCCACAGGTGAATCCGATAGAAATGCATCGAGGTCGAATTCTGAGGCAGACATGATATGATTTGATTGGTTAAGGCTGCTGGGATGTAGGTAGATATTCGCGAGGACGGTACATATGAACCTTCCATTAGCCAGAAGTGTAAAAGATTATAGCGTTCTATTGATAGGTTGTGAATATAGAATGACAATGCTAATGCTTGATTGATTGATAGAGTTGAAGGCACATTAGATTGCATCCAAGCCAAGTTGATTGATCTTAGCCGCTACCGATTTAGTAGCTGCTGCGGACTTAGATTGCTTGCTCATGGTTTGTGCCAAGCTTGTATTAGTTTGCACTTGCAAGCCAGATACAACAATACCGATCTCTTCTTCAGTCATGAGAGTTACGTTTTCTGGTTGCGCTTTAAGTGTTCGCCAGATTTCTTGTAGCAACGTTGGCATTGTGGGATGCCGATCTTTGATCGCAGTATCTAATGCCAGCACTTTCTCTTGCAACTGTTCGTAGGGTGTCATTTCCGTCCTCCAGGAATTACAAACAACACTTGTCTACGATTATCTTTTGATAGATTCTCCAATGCAAATTGCAAAACCTGCTCGTAATCTTGTGGCGATTTGAAATATTCTGCGATTGGCGCCCCACCTGTATCAACTACAATTGATTGCATTGAAGTAGGAAACACGCCAAATCCATAAGCCTTAAATTGGGTGGGGGTCATCAGACTAGATCCTTCTGCTTACAAATCCATTCTTTTGCACGAATATAATCGTAGTCGTTACCAGAATTTTTTGCTCTATGAATTGTAGATACTTGTGACAGTGGAAACCACATGTTACGATTACCGCCAGGTACTTCTTTATCTTCCAACCTGGTATCATTTACTTGCTGCACTTCAATTAGAAGTGCTTTATCAGTTTCACGAATGATGTAACCGTGGATTGTGTATAGACGGTCACCAGGTTTGGTAGATGCAGGCTCACTAATCTTATTGTACGACTCTACCGGTGGAAGATTGTCTATATCGAAACTACTATCTTCACCGTAAATTTTCCTTGTACTCATATCAATTTCCTTTCAACACAAACAGAAATGCCCTCATGAGAGGGCTAGAAATAAGATCCGCCATGCGGACTATAGATCAGATATTGTGATTGCATTACCAATAACATATCTGACCAATCTGAATGTTATGATACTATTGGATCGTTCGTATTCTACTCTGCAATGTTGTGGGTAGATTTGATACTTGTATGCAATATCTAACCACTTCTCTTTGATTACAGCTTTAATAATTCTACGGTGCAGAACTCTATTGGCAGTCAGCTTAGCTGTGCCTTTGGATTTAAGTTCCTGCCATATTGGTTCGTAAAGACGCACAGCGCGTTGCGATGATTATTAGGTGAGCAGTTTATACACATGCTCAGGTGTTTTCGCTTTTTACTGGAGTCACCCAGCTTGCCAATCGTTAGAGCGATAACTAACTAGCAGGTCGACTAGCCTACGACCCTAGCGTAGTGTTAACCTGCAAGGCAATGAAGCGATCCTACCCTGTACAACTCAGGTGTTTTCTAGTAAACTTCCCACTAGCACTAGCTCACTCCGACAGAAAACTTATGCAGTAAGACTAGAAAGGATTGCGTTCAGGATCACATTGTTATGCATTGCCTGCTACTAGTATTCCAGAGTACGGCTATCGCTTTAAGGGTGCTGCTCCCACACGACTCTGGTGCAGTTTTAGATGTTCAGCTCCCGTCCGGCAAGGGACAGCCGAGAGAACAAATACAATGCATAACAATCTGATTCCGAAAGCGAGCAGTTTTACATCATGCTCAGGATGTTTGCTATATCAGGGAGTTTCTTACTAACGAGCCTACTATTGCACCAGTTTTCATGTGATGTCTGGATTCAGTCCGCGGGCTGGCTAATACAACTGCCAGATGACGGAATCTCATAGCCCAGGAAGTTATCTTGGGTCCTTGAAATAGCTAGGGCGTTCAGAAACTATAACAGGGAGCAAATCTAAATCAGAGATTTTCAGCAGCAATCACCAATTCTTCCGCGCTCAGGTAAGCATCAACACGACGCAGCAGCAGTTCCAGCACGTCTTGGAAATTCTCCGCATTGGGAGTTTCCACATACATTGCCAGTTGTTCCTTCAGCTTGCTCAGAATCGGCTTGTTAGTCTTAACCATCGCAAACTTCTTCAGATAAATTTGCGTAGCCAGGCCAACTTGTTCAGCAGTCTTGCCAGTCAGGCCAGGCATAACTGCCAGATAGTCTTGAACAAAACCATCCCACTGTTCTTGCGGAATCGTTGCCCGTTCTGCCTTCGGCATGTTTGCAATAGCAGTCCAGAGGACTGATGCAATTGGGAAGCTATCCTGACTGACGTTAGCATTCTCAGCCACAATCTCGCCAGCAACTGACTTAACAACACCATAGATGGCATCATTCAGAAGCTCCAGTTCCTTGCCGCCAGCCTTGAGAATGTCAACAATGCCAGCAATAGTAGGAACAGGCAGGTTGAGTTCCACGGGTGCACGCTTATTGCCAAGCTTATCCTTCTTGAAACGGAAAGCAAACTTTTGCAGCACGGTGGTTTCGTTGGTGTTAACTTCGTTGGTATCGGTCATGATTTTATCCTAGGGGAGTGATAGAGAGATTAAGAAACCGCTTGGTAGTTAGCTGGTGCGGTTTCGTAGACCAGTGAGGACAATGTAGCAGGTCGGGGATCGG